TTAGTAGAAGAACGAAATAAACAGCTTGAATTAGACGTTAGAGATCATTTTGCGTCAATGATAAATAAAAACAGAAACAATACTGTTGATGAAATAAAAGCCGCCCTAGAAGCTGATTATGCTGGAAGAGTTACAAAAGGTAAATGGAAAGAACCAAAGCGTAAAATGTCTAGCATTATATTGGAAGACTTAGTAAAACAGTACAAAGCGCAAGAGGCTAAAAATAACGCCAAGGCCAATAAAAAATGAACGAGAAATCATTTATAGGTCAACAGATTATGGGTCTGTTGAAAAATGCGAGTAATCCAGTAGCAAAAAGCATTGCAGGAATTGTAGGTCCGCATGTATATGACAACATAGCTAATTACATAGATATGAATTTTGACCCTCAAAAAGCGGCAATGGAGTATTACGCTAAAGAATTTAATCCGTCATCAAAACAGATTGAATCACTACAAGACGTTAAAGATTTTATTGGTGGTTTTAGCGGTGTTCCAATGGCTCCTCCATTTTTAGGTAGAGGGGAAATGGATAGAGGATATTTGCCAGTACAAAATCTAGCCCTTGGAACACAGGGTATGTCCATGGCATACGATCCATATCCTGAATATGCTATGAAACATAACGCTGGAATGAGATCCTATGAGCAATCTCAAAACGAAGCAGCTAAACGACCATTTGACGACTGGGCGAAATTGCACGAAGCTGTACAAAAAAGGCATGCTAGAACAATTGAATTACAAGCTGCTCTCAGAAAAGATCCAAAGATAATTGCTGCAGCTAAAGGTGATCCTAAAATAATGGCAAAGTTAATTCAACAAAGAACAGCAGCTGCAAATAAAGATGGATTTAATGCTGGTGATTACTTACGTTTCACTTTGATGAATGAACAAAATCCAAATTTTGGATCAATGAAAATAGGTACTACTCAAGCACATAGTTTGGAGTTACCTGACATGACTGGTCGTAGGCCGTACATCATCCGCTAGTAAGTTGGTATTATGAATGTATGTCAGAAATAGTAACAATCGACGGTAAACGGTACAGAGTTACAGACAACAGAAAAGTATTGTTGTGCAATGGAACAACAGTTGATGAAAATGGACCACGTCCGTGTAATGCAATGGCTCTTAAAGGTCGCGATTATTGCGGCTATCATGGCGGCAGGTCTCTCATAGGACCAGCTCATCCGAACTTTATTACTGGGCTAGAATCAAAAAACTACAAAAGATTTAGCAATGTAGGCAAAGATCTACTTAAGAAGATTGAAACACTGCGTGAAGATCCAGACCTTTTTAGCTTAAAAGATGATGCAGCATTTATTACAGCTATCATGGACTCCAGGGCTGAAGCAGCTGCCGAGGGCGTTGGTCTTGACCAATACAAAAAAGTACAAGCGGCTTACTCATTGGCTCATAGCAAATTGGGGTCTCCGGACTTTATAGACTCGTTTGAGCAAATCGGCGACGTCTTGACTGAAACCCTAGATCAGTACGCAGCATCTAGGGATGTCATTGAATTAATTGAGAAACGTGTAGGCATTGTAGAAGCTGAACACAAGATGATGCACCAGAAAGCTTATACACTTGAAGTAGATCAAGCTTTTAGCCTTGCTATGCAAATGCTCGACATTGTTCGCGAGAATGTGCATAACGCTGAAGAACTCATTGCTATTCGAGCCGGGGTACAGAGACTGCTAAAGGTATACAAGAGTGAAGATGAAGAAGTCATCGATGCGGAGGTTGTAGATGAATCTGCGTGATCTGGAAAAGATGACTCCTAAAAAGTTCAAGCAATTTGCGCGTCCTGATAAACCATTGACGCATGCGTTGCTTGAAGCCATGGATGCTCGATTGAAAGAAGTCATTGACACAGGTGATTACGACAGTGGAAAGGCATTTAAGATTAACGGATCAGAACTGGATTACCTTACTTGGCTTAAAACGTTTGCTCCACACGCTGCGTCTTCAGAACTAGCACCTCATCACAAACGCGCATGGGAATGGGCTGAAGGCCTTGAGCAGGGAGTAACGCCACCTGCGTTGATTGAGTGTTGGTTTAGAGGTGGTGGCAAGTCTACTACTATGGAGCTTATATCAGCTCGTATTGCCGTAAAAGGTACAAGGCGTTTCCTACTTTATGTATGCAGTACTCAGGAAGCAGCTGACAGACACGTAACGGACATAGCTAACGCAATGGAACGCTGCGGCATTGAAAGGGCTATGAACAAATATGGCTTTTCTAAAGGCTGGAATGCATCTAAGCTTAGGACTGCTAATGGTTTTAATGTTCTTGCTTTTGGGCTCGATACTGGTGCTCGTGGTGTTAAGTTGGACCATCTGCGTCCAGATTTCATTATCTTGGACGACATTGATGAACTGGATGATTCCGTTAACCGGGTTGAGAAAAAGATAGGGACAATCACGCAAACTATTTTGCCAGCTAAGTCTAATGACTGTGCGGTTGTTTTTGTACAAAACAGAATCCATGCAAATAGTGTAATGTCTCAGGTTCTGTCTGGTGAGCTAGACATGCTCCAAAATCGTGTACAAAGTCCAATTGTCCCTGCTGTCAATGATCTTCGTTATGAGCCAGTTGAAAAAGAAGATGGACGTATGGGTTATCGCATTACCAGCGGCACTCCATCATGGGAACATAAAAACCTAGAAACCTGCCAGCAAGAGATTGACACGTATGGTCTCATTTCGTTCCTGCGTGAGTGCCAGCATGACGTTGGCGTTGGTGGCCGGTTCTTCCCTGAATTCAAACAGTATGACGACAAGGGCAACCCATGGCACGTAGTTGACACTGTAGACTTTAAACCGTGGTGGAGGTACTGGGCATCTCACGACTTTGGTACTAACGCTCCCTGTGCGTTTTACTTATACTGCAGTGATGATCACGAAAACGTTTACGTTATTGGCGAGATCTATAAGGCCGGTATGGTGTCCAGTCAACAGGCTGAAGCAGCGCTTGAATTGCTTGAAACGTTTAAGATGGCTGAGCCAGTTGATCCAGATCGTAGAACAAGTGAATGGAAGACAAAGCTTGAGGCTATTGCGTTTGACTGGGGTAACACATTCCCACCGGATAACCCAGCACAACGCATTGGTGAGTATCCTGTCGAGGTGTGGTGGCGAAAGGGACTACCAGCTGTAAGAGCTGTAAAAGACCGTAAGGCTGGATGGCGCCGCGTCAAAGAATGGCTTGCTGCTACGCGTATGACAGACGGTGCAGTTACACCTAAGTTTAGGATTCTTCGCAATGGATGCCCTAACTTGATTCGTGAACTAGAAGCTGCTATGGCTGACCCACGAGATCCAGAAGATCTCGACAATGGAACAAAGTCAGACCACGCATTAGACTCATGTCGTTATGGTGTTATGTGGCGCGAATATCCTGTGTCGTGTGATTCAGTACAATCTCAAGGTAAGTTTAAACCAACTTGGCTTGTGAAGAAATCACCGGAGGACTTTGTATGATCTACGTCGTTGCGCTTGTAACAATAGTTAACTTGTACATTGGTGTTATCGTATACTTGCAATTGAAGCGTATTACAGGGATGGGAATTGAACTGCCATTCTTTCATCACGGGGATAAGTACATCTAATGGCATTACAAGATATGTTGCAAAACCTGATGCCAGGTAAGCAAAAAGTCATGGCTATGAAGAAGCCTGACAACAGTGGAACTCCTGGTAGTTTTGATGTCGACAAGTTATTGCTGACAGATCCGAACAAGCTTGGCATTGATCACGACAAGGCTGATTGGAAAGTTTCTCCGGACGAAGATACCGAAGAAGCGATGAAGATTTCAAAGCATGTTCGAGATCAGTTTGAAAAAGCATATCGAACCCGCCATGAAATGGAGCTTGAATGGATGCAAGCGCTTGCATTCTTTGAAGGTCGCCAATGGTACAAGATTAACAGCCAGGCTCGTAACCTAGCCAGCTTGCAGGATCCATCAGAAGCCAACCGCTACATCACGGTTAATAAGATGCGTCCCTTGATTGACGGTGTAGTAGGGAAACTGACTCAGGTTAGCCCAGATGCACGAGCTGTTCCGCTTTCGTACAACGACAAAGACCGTGCGGCTGCAGACGAAGCAAACTTTATCGCTGGTCATTACACTCGTAAGTTTAGCCGTGAAACACAGCTTAAGGAACGCGTTCGCTGGGCTTGTGTTACAGGTACCTCTTTTGTAAAGATCTGGTGGGACAGTAAAGCTGAACAGGTCATGCCATATATGGGTATGGATGGTCAGATTCAGGGTTTTGAAAAGTTACCTATTGGCGACGTGTGCGAAGAAATTATTCCTTGT